TGAAGTTGGTCCCAGTCCTGCTCCTTCTACTTCAGGCCTTAACAAATCTATTAGTTCTTTATAGAACGCTTCGTTGGCCTTACCTTTTATACTTTGGCCGCCAAGTCTTGCTGAATTACCTTTAAGATTTTGGTTATGTTGTTTCCATCTAACCCAGTCTTTTCTTTGATAAACTCCACCATTTCTAATCATTTCTAATATTCTAGAGTTATTTACTGAAGACAAATCGCTTACAAATTTAGGAAATACTTTATATCCATTTACAAAATCTATTCTTCTTGCTGCTTCTGCTGATATTTCTAATCCAGTTTGTGGGTCTAGTATTTTATGTTCAGCACCAATAAGTCTTGCAATTCTATACTGAACACTGTCTAAATATTCTCTTAACGCTTTATCACTTCTTAGATATACTTTGTCTTCTGCGTTAAAACTTCTAGCTACTAAATCTTGTAACAGTTCTTTACCATCTCCTCTTAGATAAGTAAATGTTTCTTCTAATCCTAAATCTGCAATTCTTACAGCTATAGGGTCTGTTGCTAATAATTCTATTTCAGTCCACATTGCTTCCCAGTACCTTGGGTTTATATTTCCATTAGGTAAATACTTATCTACCTGGATAAACATATTTTCTATTAAGTCTTTACGACCTGTTTTAAATGCAGCTGTTACTGCTGCTTCACCCATAGAGGAATGATATTCAGGTAAGTTACTCATTAAGTTACCACCAGGAGTTCCTCTTGCTGCACCTTTTACTTCATCAACAGTCACTCTTAGTGCATCAAAGTTATGTGGGAATAATCCTTCAAGTGCTGCTCTATTAATTACAGTATCATAATTAATTGATGCTGCACCTTTACCTTCATCTACAAAATGCAACATTATTAAATCATCTTGCAATGCTCTACCAAATCCTGCATCTATTGCTGCTTGTTTGTTTGCTACATAAATACTTTCCTGGAATGCATTAATACCTAGCATGACACCATTACTAATAGCATTTTCTCCTGTTAATCCGATAGAAACATCTATCATTATATTTCCATCTACATCTGTATAAACACCTAGTGCATGCTTGTCTTTTGATAACAATGCAACTGTGTCATCATCAAAAAATAAATTATCTATTTGTGTATTTAAATATTCTGCAGGTGTTAGGTTTACTTTGGCCGCTTCTTTTTCTATAGTTCCTTTGTTACCAATAACCATTTCTTTATTTTTATATGCAGAAACGAATACATCTCCTTCAGCAGGCCCTCTATATCCTAAGTCATAAAATCCTTGTTTAGATAAATCTACTGAAATACCACCAGTTGCAAGTATGGCTTCACCCATGCTTTCATATACTTCGCCATCATATCCCTTAACTTTTCCAACAGCTTCAGCTTTTATACTTTTCTTTTTACTATCAAATGTTTTTTCTGTTAATTCAGCAAACTTTATTTGTCTAACATCAAAGTCTTTTGTTGCTGCGTTAATCATATACTCACTAACTTCACCTTTGTAGTTAGTCTCTAGCAGATAATGTTTTGCTAGTTTTTGTGCTTGACCATAATCAAAACTATTTAAAGTTTTTACATCTTCTACATCAAGTACATTTTTCATAAACTCAATATCATCAGGTTTCATTTGTACTGTCATAACATGTTCACCAACATTGTCGTATATTCTTGCAACCTCATCTGCTCTTTCGATATTAAAAAACTCGTAATATTTATTTGATGTCATAGATAGTCTCTTCATAAAACTGGTGTAGTAATTTAACTTACCGCCATAGGCTTGTCTTAATCCCTCTTCAGGTACTACACGAAGTAACAAAGCTAACCTCATCATCCATAATGGTTTTAAGAAATTGTTTTGCAATGAGTTAAAGTAATAATCTACAAATCCTTGTGGCTTTAATGACATTGCTTCAGCTGTTGCTCTTCTAGGAATTTTAAATTGTTTAACCCAGTTTTTGTCTTCTATAACTCCTAAGTTTTTAGCAAAGGCTCTTAATAAACTTTCTTCAGGCCCTACTAATTGTGCATGTGCTTTAGATGCACGAAGAATGTCTTGTGGGTCCATAAGTAATGAAAAAGTACTTGATGCTTGTGATAATAAATGCATTGTAGGAACTGCTTCAAAGATATATCGTTCTAATTGTTTTTCATCAAAATCTTTGAAACCAGTTCTTTCATAATATTCTTTTACATCTTTAATTAAAGTTTTGTATCTCTTTTTAATTTTTGTACCATTGAATGCTAATGAGCCTGCTGTTCCACTAAAGAAACTTCTTAGTTCTTCCATTTGTGCGTTAAAGTTAGCTTGTTGTCTAGCTATCTCTTCAATATCAAATTTAAGATTTGGATTTCTTTTTATAAGAGCTTCAGCAATTTCTAAGTTTGCTGCATTTACAACTTCATCTAATTGTGTTTGCCCTGCTGTACCTAGTGCTTCACGCATAATACTACCTCTAGTCTTAGGGTCAACAAATGCTAGCTTCATCATATTGTCTATGTTCTTTACACTGTTATCTAATTCTGAAAACATAACTACAGTTTCAGGCCTTAATTGAAATGCTCTCTGCATGTGCTTAGGTAAAGACATTCTTATCTGTGTACCTAGTCCTAGTAAACCTCTTGCTTGTGCATTTGCAGCACCTGATAATTCTGCACCTAATGCTGCTATTTTTCTAAATGGTGCAACATCAGTTGTTTTTCCTGTAATGACTTTACTCATATAGTTAAAGAACTCACCATAAGCTGTAGGTTTATAAGGTAATGCATCTAAACCTACATTTTTATTTGCTTTAGTTAATTCTCTAACTCTATCTAGTTCTATTTTTTTACCATCAGGTAAGTATTCTTTTATTACATTAAATATATCATCGTAATTTTGGTCTGTTAATCTACCACCTTTAGCTACTGTTTCTAATACAGTCCACACATGCAATGGGTCATCTACATCGTTAATTACTTGCAATACTGATACAGGTAATCTATCAAATTCTTTTATGTCTCTTAAAAAAGCAAGGCCTTCATCACCTTGTAAATCTGCCATTGCTCTTGCAAAGTCTTGACCCCATTGACTATTTCTTACATCATCAACAGTTTTTCCATAATATAAAGCTCTATTTTCTTTTCCTGTTTTACCTGGTAAAAAACTTTTCCAAAAGTTTGGGTTTCTTAAACCAGTTGCAGTTGACCTAGCTGCTTGTTGATTTGCATTTAATAAACCTCTCATAGCTGTCTTTACACCTGCACCATACAATAAAGCTAAGTTCATAGGGTCAGCAGCTACACGAAAGACACCATCAATAACACCTGATATAACGCTATATCCTGTGCTTCCAGGATTGGTTACTGTTGATGCAATTATTCTTCCTGGAGATATATTTATTCTTTCACCCTGTCTTGTTGTATATTTAAATCTATCTTCTGCTTGGTCAAAAGCATTTGTAATATCTCTACCATAAACAGATTTAGCTCTATTGTAAGCAACTTGTTGACTAGCACCTCCACGAATAGCATTAAGATATTCTTGTGTTTCTTTAAGGTTTACAGATTTAGGCATAAATCCAGTACCTAAGTTTATAGGATTACCTTTTCTTTTTTCTTGTATATATCTTGTAAGTTCTGTTGGCCCATAAGCATCTCTTGCTTCTCTGTATTTATCTCCTGCATTGTCACCAAGAACAGCATTTAATATTCCTTGTGTAACAGAACCACCACCTTCGCCTTCATCACCGACAAAGATTTCAGGTATTCCTGCAAGAGTTGCTAGTGCAACTGTTCCAGGAACTGATTTACCTGTAGCTTGTGCTGCTACTACTGCTGATTTAAAACCTCTTGATACTGGTTGAAACATACTATCAAGGCCTAATATGCCAACTTGAAAAGCTCTTTTCAAAGGCCCTACTTGTGAAATAGGTTTAAGATTGTAAGTGTTTTGTTGTGCTAACAACTCTTGTGTTTTAAGTGCTGTTTGATATGCATTGTTGCTTGATGCGGTTGTACCTGACATTGCTTGGTAAGCATTCATTCTAAATGGCACATTTGGATACATCTTACCCATATCAACAAAGTTTCTAGCCATTTCTTGTCCTGCAGGTGTTTGTGCAATCTTTTTACCTTGCTTGTAAGAATTAACTTTATTAAGTGTCTCTGCTGCGATTGCTTCGGATATATGAGAAGCCGAAAAATTAAAAGGCGAAAACCTCATTAGAATGTCTCAGTATCAGCTTTTGTCTCAATTATTGGTTCTACTCTTGGTGCAGCATAAGCATCAGGAGTAAGATATTCAGCAATTATTGGGTCTTGAAAGTCTTCCATTAATCCCATCCAATAACTTTCAACATCTAATGTATTTTTAGCAGGGATGTTAGCTCCTGCTGTTGCTAATCCTTCAGCTACATCTACGCTTTGAAATTTAGTTGGAGCACCTAACTTCATAGGCCTACCAACTCTTGCTGCTATATTTTGTTGTACTGCTTCTGCATCAGGCCCACTTGTTTCTGCAGTTAAACCTGGTGTAAGGTTTTCGTTAATAAATTGACTTTGTCCTGTTGGGTCGCCTTTTTTTCTAGGTACATACAAATCTGCTGTTGCAGGGTCTATTTTTAAGTCTGTTGCTTCTTTAGCTACTTTAGCACCTGCTGATTTACGCACCATATTTCTCATCCTCATCGTTTAGAAAACCTCCAAGATTATTTATAAATTCTAAGAAATCTATTTTTTGTTGTTCATCTCGTAAGGCCATGCTTATTTTAATAAATACTCCAGGCATTGGTCCAGGTATCATGTACTCGTAAACTACTGGTAAGAAACTTTCATCGTTGTCTATATCAAAGATGTCAGTTTCTCTTGCAAAATTAAATTCCCAATCTTCTTGATTAATCATATCAAAGAAGGCCGCATTGGTTTCTATCATTGGGTCAAAATCTTTAGCCAACTTGTCCACCTCCTTGTTGAGCTGCTGCTTGTGCTAAAACTTGTTGTAATCCTGGAGGAGGTCCTTGCGGTCCTTGCGGTCCTTGGGCAAGTGCCTGCTCTTCAGGTGTCATTTCATCACCCTCAGGAGTATAGAACTTATCTAATATTTTGTTCATGTTTTGAGGATTTTTCTTAATCTCAATAGCAGCCATTGTTGCTTTTTGATTTCCTTGTGCAGCTTGTGCCATAAGACTTTCAAATAAAACATTCTCTGCTCTTTCAGAATTTATTCTGTGTTGTATTTGAGATATGTTATCTAATCCATCCATATTCTCTTGTAAGGTTTGTGTGTCGATAATACCTTGTTGCTTTAGTTGTAATCCAGTAATAATCTTTTGTGGTTCATCAAATCCTGCCATAACACCATAAATTCTTCTAGTTTTATATTGTTGTGCAATATCTGACTTAGGAACATAAGTTTCTTTAAAAGCTGTACCCTTACGATAACCTGCAATAGGCTTACGCATATTAGAGTACATAACTTCATCCCACTCTAATCTCTTAGTGTCTATCTGTTCTAATGCATCTTTAAGAATTGTTTGATATTCTCTAACATGTAACGAAGCAGATTGGCCTAATTCTTCTAAGCCTCTACCAGTTACGAATGCATTAGGGCTTTGACCATCATCCGATACAGGATAAGCAGAACCTAATCTTAAATGTCTTTCTAGTCTATCTATCTGTTGGAACAACTGATAAGGAATATTATTTACTGGTTTCACTACTTGACTACCAGGAGTTAAATAGTTTACAGACAATCTTCCTTTCTTGTATTGTCCACTTTCTATCTCACCGATGATGTTGGTTTCTGTAAACACAGCATCCTCCATTGCAATGACAGATAGAAC